GCAAATGGGACATACTCGGCTGTCTGAGCTATCAGCCCATTCGCCGTGTTGAACCGTCTCGACGCCAGCCTGTTCGTAGCGCGTGACGGTCATCTCACTGTAACTGCGAATCGTCTCCGTTCTCGCGAGGACTTCGGCCCGCGTGTGTTGGATCGTCCGGATCTCCTTCGTCAGGCGGCGGGCGGCCTCACGCGGGTTCACGCCTTCGGCGAGCGACTGCGTCAGTATCTCGCGGACCTGCGGCGCGGCCTCGGTGGTCACGCTCTCCAGGTTCTCGTAGACGCGAGTGTACAGTTTCCGCAGTTGACGCCGGGGGACGCCCGCCCGGAACACGTCCTCGATCGCCTCCTCGGAGACGCTGACGCCCTTTTCTTGAAGCCGGTCCGTGGCGTTCTGCCACGCACGCCCCGCCGCCGCGCGGATGTACGGCGCGGTCCAGTGTTCGCCGTTCTGGACCTCCTTCCGCGTCGCCGGTTCGAGGATGTCGGCGTCGAGCTTCTCGCGGAGCCACTTGATGAACGCTCGCGTTTTGCCGCTGTCAGTCGGGAAGCGTTCGACGTCGTCCGCGTCGGCGAGGCGAGAGCCTTCGGACAGGTGGAGGACGTCGTCCTCGTAGCCGACCGCCTCCCGAACACGGCCGCGGAGCCGCTTGAACCGACGGCGGACCTCGCGGACGAACCGCTCGCGGATCTGTTCCGTGTTGGTCGGGTCGCTCATGTTAGTCCCCGCCCTGCCGCCAGCCTTCCCACTGAAGGACGCGATCCTTCATGCTCGCCGCGAGCCGGGGCGAGCCGAGCTCGCGTCGTGCGCCGCGGAACGTGCCGCCCATCGACGACCACGCGTCGAGGAGGATGAGCCGGTTCGGCTTCGGCGAGTCTTCCCACGAGTCGGGGATGCCGAACGTCGTCTCGGCGAGTTCCGCGTCAGCGTCCGGGTCGGGCGCCGCGAGCGCCGCCGTCGGGTCGTCGACGCCCGTGTCCGGCATCTCCGCGCTGTCGAGTTCCGAGGCCGAGTAGAAGCCGACGCCGACGCGGGCGTCCTTGAGCCCGACGATGTACGTCGGCGACGAGTCGCTCGCGTCGATCTCCTCGTCGTTCTTGCCCGTGAACGGCTCTGTCTCAACCCCCGTCACGACGCCGAGCCCCTGCGGCGACTGGACGACGTCGCCCTCGGAGTACTGGCGGGCGAGGTACGCGTCCTCGAACGTCTCGCGGACGCGCGGGTCCGTCTCGTCCGGGAGCGCCATCGCGGCGTCCTCGTCGGCGTCCGGCGCCTCGGGCGGCTCCGGCGACAGGCCGAGGAACGTCTCCCGAATCTCGTGCGGCGGGACGACCTGCTCGACCGCGCCGCCGGGTGCGCCCGCCTTGAGCCCCTGCATCAGTGACGCGAACTCGTCAGGGTCGACGTTCTCATCGTTGAGCGGGTTCTCCGCCTCCGGCGGCTCGATGACGAGCTCGACGTCGGCGTCGATCTCCTGGCCGGCCTTTGCGTCGTCGTAGAGGAACTCGCGCGCTTTCTGGTGAAGGAGGTCGTGGAACGCGCTTTCGAGGCGGTCGCGAGCGCGGGCGACCTCCTCGCGATAGTCGTCCTGCTGGACCGAGGTCACGTCTCGGTTGATGTCTCCCGCGAAGCCGACGCGATACAGCGGCGTCGGCAGCGCCGCGAGGATGTACTCGATCTGCTGTTGAATCTGGTCGACGTTACTCGGGACGTCGCTGTCGAACTGTTCGGCCTCGGCCATGTAGTTCGTCACGTTGACGCGCTCGGGGTCGCTCGGGTCGAACGAGTCCAGCAGCGCCCGCGCCTCGTCCTCATCGTCGGTGTCGACGTTGACGATCCAGTGGCCGTAGCCGACCGCCTTGATCGCCTGCGCCGTGTCGTCGAACATCTCTCGGAGCTGCTCCGAGCGGTCGATAACCGAGAGCGTGTCGGGCTCGCCGAAGATCGCGCCCGTGTCCGGGTCGTTGCTAAGGACCGTCACGTCGTCGAGCGCGAACGGGATGTCGTCGCGCTCGTCGAACGAGCCGAGGATGTCGTCGAACTGGACGAACGCCGCCGCCTTCCCGGCCGGCGTCTCCGGCGCTTCATCAAACCGCGTCTGGTCGCCGCCGCCGGGCTGAATCGCGACCGTCTCCGAGTCCATCTCGGCGTCGTCCGGCTGGAGGAGGATGCGTTTGCCCGAGCGGTGGTATGCCGTCGTCTCTTCCGCCTTGAACGCCCGGAGCCCGAGGATGTACTCGCGCTCGCGCGGGTCGTCGTACGCGTGCTCGACGAACGCCGTCCCGCGCCGGCCGCGCAGGTCGATAAGGACGTCTTCGAGGAGGTCGGCGAAGTCGCGGTCGAAGCGCCCGCCGATGATGGCCGCCGTGGAGAGCCACGCTTCGAGCGCGTCCGAGAGGGCCATCCCGCGGAACTCCGCGAAGCGATAGTCGTCGGGGACGGTCGGCTCCTCGCCGTCGTCGGGCATCGACACGTCGACGCGATACCCCGGCTCACAGACGTCGGCCGCGAAGTTCCGGATCGGCTGCCGGATGAGCGGGTTCGCGTAGTATTCGTCGGTCGCCCGCTCGATGTCCTCTTTGTCCGGCTCTTGCGTGTGCTCCTCGCGGCCGATCGCGATGGGCCGCTCGTCGCGTGCCTGCGGCGAGGGGTCGCCGTCCTGCGAGGGCGCGAGTCGGGCGACTGTCTCTCGGAGCCGGGCCGTCAGTGAGGTGTCGTCGTCGCTCATGGTATCACAACTGGAAAGCTAAAACATCGCCCGACGACGACCGGCCGGAGAAGCCGTCGACGGCGAGCGCGAGCGCGTCCGGGTGGTCGTCGTGGCCGTCGTCAGGGTGCGTGATCTTCGTCTTTACCGGGCGAGTGGCGCTCGTGGAGGCGCGACAGTTCGCCCGTCGCCTCCGTCAGCGTCATGTCGGCGTCGGAGACGAGCACCTTCGCCGCCCCCGAGGAGTCCACCCCGACGATGGCCGTCCGGTCGTCGCCAGCGCGGGCGATGTCAGCGCCGACCGCCACGAGGTCGCGCTCGTCGAACGTCACGTCGCCCGTGACGCCGTCGATGAGTTCCGGCGAGAAGAAGCGGTCCGACGAGCCGATGAACTCACCGAGGTACTCCTGTCGCCACGTCCGCCGCTCCGTCTTCCGCTCGCGCTCCGCCAGCCACTCGGGGTCGACGAGCGGGGAGATCGCCGTCGGCCACCGCGGCGAGAACCAGTCGTCGTCGAGGCGGCACTTCTGAAAGAAGTAGCCCGCGTCGCCCGCGGGCGTTGACGTCAGTATGAATGTGTACGTATCGTGCGTCGTGAAGAACGGCTCGATGACGTCCTCGAACACGGAGTCGGGCGTGAACGCCGCCTCGTCGACGATGACGAACTGCGGATTCTTCCCGCGCTGTCCGACGCCGTCGACGCCGAGCGTCCGCGAAAGGAGCCGGCCGCCGTGCTCGAACGTCCACTCGCGCTTATTCTTGTTCTCGACGCCGAGCGACAGGCCCATCGCCGCGAGGCGCTCCGCCGCCGTCTCCAGGAGCGCCGTCGCCTCGCGCATCATCTCGTCGGCCGTCTCCTGGAACGGCGCCGCGATGAGCACGTCCTCGTCGGGCGTCGTCGCGACCTCGTCGGCCGCGAGCGCCGCGCCGATGAGCGTCTTCCCGACCTGCCGGCCGGGCTGGATGGCGACCTTCGGCGTGGCGCGCGCCTCGATCTCGTCGATGAGCTCGCGCTGATAGTCGAACGGGTCGACATCGAACAGGACCGCGATGCGCTCGGCACGCGACAGCGCCCCGAGTTGCGCCTCGGCCTCTGTCGGCGAGAGGTCCGTGAAGTCGTGGATCGACGCCTCGACCCCGTGGTCGCGCGTCTCGGGGATGTCGACGCCGCCCGCGAAGTCGCTCCGGGCCGGGGTTGTCGCGCTCATGAGTCAATCACGTCCGCGAGCGTCGACGTCGCCTCGGCCTGCGCCGAGTCGGGGTCGTCCATGATACCGAGTTCCTTGAGGATCTTCGCGTTCGTCCGCTTGATGCGGTCGCGAGGCATATGCGCCGGGTTCTCCTCCAGACGCGTGACCTCCTGCCCGTTCTCGGTGACGCTGACCGTCTGTTCGGTCAGGAACTCATCGAGGTACGCGTTCGACTCGCGGAGTCGCGCCTGGTCGATGGCGACCTCGACGAGCTGGTCGACCTTCGCGACGTCGTCCCATCCGAACGGGGCGTCGTCGAGATACGAGGCGACGAGCGCCCGCACGAACGGCTCGACGTCGTCGCGATGCCGGTCAAACCACTTCTCGGGGTCCGCGCGGAGGCCGTGCTTCTCCGCGTTCGCGGTGCCTTCGGGCGGGCCGTGATTGTCGCCCGTCACGCCGCCGTGGAGCTTACAGCGCCCCTCGCCGACGTGGTCCGTGCCCCACCCGGCGACCTGTTGGCACGGGTCGCCCGCGCGGTTCTCCGCGCCGCAGATGTCCGGGTTCTCGTCGTCACTCATCGGTATTCCCGTCGTCGGCCGCAGCGTTGTACTGTCGAATCTCCTCGGGTGCGACGCCGAGGCGCTTCCCGAGCGCCGCGACGACGAGCCGCGCCAGCTCTGACGACGGGATCGCGCCGAGCGCGACGCCGAGGAGCAGGAGGTCGAGGTCACTCATCGGTCTGGACCTCCTTATACGCCTGGACGAGCGCCGCGTAGTCGGAGAGTTCCAGGCCGTTGTACCCGCCGAGCACGGCGAGAGCGAGCGTGGCGATGAGTGTCGGGTCGCCGCCCGCCGCGATACCGTAGCCGCCGATCGCGATAATGCCGATATTGACGAGGAGCGACCGGGCTATCTTCAGCGTTTTAATCATTGACAGGTCGCTCTCGTCGGCCGCCAGCGTCTCGCGGTACTCGTCGACCTGCCGAGCCGAGCAGTACCACGGCCGCGCGCTCGTGCGTTGTGCGTCGCTCATCGGTCACGCCTCATCTCCACTCGCGGACGTCGACCGGGTCGTTCATCGAGAGCCATGCCGCCGAGTCCGTCGGGTCGTAAAAGGCGAGCGCGTCGTGTTCGGGGCGGTCGCCGTCGGTCGTGAACACGCGCAGCCGGGGGGCGATGTCGAACTTCCGGCTCGCGGTCGGGTTCTGGTGCATCATTTTGGTTGTGCGTCTGCGGCGTCGGGTCCGATAGCGCCCGGCACCGGGTCGGGCGACGGCAGCCCGAGGTCGTCATCCGAGGGGACGTACTCGGCGGAGTAGTCCCGCGTGTCGATGATCCGCGAGTCGGTGACGCCGTCGTCATTGACGCCGTGCGCGACGGCGATCTTCCGCGTCACCGCCTCGGCGTCCATCGCTGCCTCGCCGCCAGCGCCGAGCTTCTCCGCGAAGTCGCCCGGCGGCTTCGGCGACGATGTCACGAACACGTCTCGCGAGTCGACCTCGAACCGGCGGAACTTGTGGTGATGGCCGATCCACGCGATGTCGAAGTCGTGCGTCAGCGCCCGGCCGCGCCAGTCGCGTTGCGCCGCCGAGGTGTCGTTCTGCGCCCGGTCGTCGTCGCCGTGTCGGAGGTGGCCCGTCACCGAGCCGCCGCGCAGCTCGAAGTCGTAGAACCGGCCCGGCTCGCCGATCGACTGGCGCACGTTCTGGAGCGCGTCGCCGTACTCCTGGATGACGCCGATGACGTTCCGCAGCCGCTCGTAGAACAGGAGGTCGGCGTTCGCCTGCCGCGAGGAGCCGTTCGCGCGTATCTGTCCGTGGTTTCCGGTCTGACAGATGACGTTGACCTTGTCGAAGTACTCCGCGAACGCTGACACGACGCGGAGGCCGACGTCAGCGGCCGCGTCGACCTGCGCGTTGAGGAAGTTGTCGAGGTTCTCGAACTGTCCCTCGTAGATGGCCTCGCAAGTCACGATGTCGCCGCCGAGGAGTATCCAGCCCACGTCGTACTCGCGGGCGCGGTCTTCGGCGAAGTCGATCGCCTCACGGGCGGCGTACTCGCCCTTCCCGACTGCGATCGGCGTGTTGTAGACTTCGACGTTGTCGCTCGGGCGGCGGATCTCGTCGCCGATATGGAGGTCCGACAGCTCGAAGACGATCGACTCGCCCGCGCTGTCGCCGCCGGCGTCGACGTCCGGGACGTCCTTTAGCGAGCCGTAGTTCCGCTGGAGGCGGTTGTGCGTCCGCTCCCACCACTTGTTTGCTTTCCGCGTCCGCGTCCCGATATGCTCGCTCGACCGGACCGTGTGGGTGTCGTCGGCGAGCGCGTAGCGGTCGGCCGAGTCATCATGGTAGATCGACCAACCTTGTCGCTTCAGGTCGCGGACGTGCTCGACTATGACCGGCAGGCGCTCGCCGACGTCCTCCGCGAGCTCCTCAAGCGTCGCGCCCGTCTGGAGGTCTGACGCGATCGTCCGCTGGCGGTCCGATAGCTCCGACGGGTCCGGCTCCGCCTCGGGATCGACGTCGACGTCGGCGAGGTCCACCGGAACCCCGGTGTCCTCGTCGTCTTCGTCCGACGCGTCGGGCGCCGGGTCCGCGAAGTCGAGCCCGTCCTCGGTCCCGTCGACGAACCACTCGTTCGCCGCGTGGTCGTACTCCAGCGGGACGCCGGCGTCTTGGATCGACCGCCGATGCGTCTCGATCGTCGTCGGGGCGACGCCGAGCGCCTCCGCGATCTC